GTATGTTGATTCTTTAGAGCCAGGAGACCTAGCAAGAATAGAAAGATACAAAGAGTTCGCACTAAACAATATTGTAAAGCCTTACGAACAAAACGCGGCAGGCATAGCAGCATACCAAGCACAGTTCAAGGCTGTACAAGAGGAGACGGAAGAAGAAGAAAATCCTTTCGATATTATCTTTGGTCCTCCAATTTCCACCTCAGGAAAGTTTATTTTATCCCGCGATGGTCTATACTACGATTCTCGTGGAGGAGGAGTGCCTAATGTAGTTGCCCAAGAAATCCTAGCGAGCAACTGGCAGTTAAAGTACAACCCGAACAAAGGTGGTAAAGGTGTTTTGCTGCATGAAGATAGGTTAAAAGACTACTCAAATACCGTATTCAGTGACGAATACACAGAGACTAATGACGTTGTTGAATTCTTGTATAAGAATGACGACATCCTACAGTCGTTTATCTCAGACAAGGCAATTCAAACTAATGAAGTCTCCGGTCAAATATCAGAACTTGTTGCTTCAGGGTACACTAGGTCATCGGCTATAGTACAAAACTACTATAGAAGTATTGCGGCTATCGCATATAGCTACGACGATAAAATTAGAAAAAGAAGAAAGCAGCTTCAAGTTGCTGGCTTGTATGGAACTTACACCATCACGGAAAAAACTTTTCCTTTAGGCGGAGGGTATATCTTAGATTCGTCTGGTGCTAGGTATGATATAGAAAACTTCCCTCCGGGATATACCATATCTCCAGACAACATAGTATACTTTAATACCGAAACCCAGGAACGGGGAGTTACAGTTCATAAAATATTAGACAGAATCCCTTTGAACGATTTTGGTTATTTAAAAGGGAGCGGTCTTGTCCCTGATTTACAATTCCAACAAGAAGCTCTCCTACAGTCTGCGGATGTTTCAGGGATTATTCTACCTATTGCTCCTAAGTTTATAAAAGCGGCAAACCAAAACACGGTATTCCTAAGAGATTTAAATGTATCACCAGAAGGCAACACAGATTTCCCCCACATAGAAACCAGCCCTGCAGACTACGCATCTGTTTCTAGTGTTAAGCCTTTTATAAAATCTCTTGATGACGGTATCGAGACGGATTCCCTGATTGTATGTTACAACTTCTTGAAAGGTGATGTCGAGGCTCCGTCTTCCTTAGATTATAAGTTAGATAATAAAGCTTCATCATACACTCACCTAAACGGAAAACTGGTTGGTAAAACTGCCACGGACGTATTCCCTTCAGGATTATCAATTCCTTATTTGCGAGGCGTTTTGTATGATGCAGAAGGACAGTTCTCTCCAGAACCCTGGTACTCTAATGTGCCGAACGGAAGTTACGTCAGGCTAAAAAATAATATTAGTAAGGGTGAGCTAACTCCGTTTACGGAAAGTCTTGACGGACTAACATACTCTGATGCAGGATTCTCAGTGGATTTCTGGGCTCACATCCCAGAGGTATGGAGTTCTTTGAGAAGCTGGCATAGGTACCGTGTTATTTTTGGCTGTGAAAACTCAGGTCAAGCTCTGGGCTTAGGAAGCGCTGGTGCTGTAACTGAAAACCCAAACACAATTTTGCCTGATGGTAGAGTCTCTAAGGAAAGAGACCCGTCTAAAGTTCACGGTTTGATTATGGGTTGGAGAGATAAGAAAAATAATGCCACTGATGGCATGGCTTCAACGAACAGTAACATCAATCAACTTGAGTTTGTTGTTCTCCCGACCGTATCCCAAAATAAACCAGATGGAAAGTTTGGGCACAGCGTAGCCATTGCAGGCATTCCTAGTAACCCTTATGACCCAAACTCTACGTACACAGAGTTAGGGTTTAAAGTTCCTGTTGACGTGTTTACAGAAGCAGGAGCGCTGTCGGGAGTCTCTATCAGCAGTGTGCAGGATACCTTCATGCACACCCATGTATCAGTAAATTATAAAGGAAACGAAATTTCTCTTTACCTGGATGGTAAGAAACTTATATCGTCTTCTATATCTGATGCATTCTACTTAGACGCCGCGCAGCCCTTAAATGTACCTAGCTTTGTAGAAAAGAATTTCGGGTATGAAAATAGCCTAGGTGTTAGAACCAGCGTCTCAAAAGCAGATAATTACACGGAAAGTTTGCATGAGGGTTCAGTTATAGCTCCTGAGTTACCGATGCAAACTCCTTGGATTATTGGTGGAGGGTTTACCGACACATGCCCACGTTCGTATGAAGTCCAAGAGGAGGTTGGGTTTAATACCACTCCATTTGGATTCTTGGGAAGCAATACAAATGATACATATTTTACCAAGGTAGCTGAAGTTTCCAGCGGTGGAATTACAGGACAGCATACTCCCGGTCTTGGAGGGTGTACTTACTCTGGCGTAAATAGGAATATTCCTCGAAGTGGGTTGGACGGATATGTTGGAAGTTTTAAGCTTTACACAAGACCCCTAAATACAAATGAAGTTGAGAAAAACTTTGACGCACAAAAAGGATATTTCAAAAATATTAATATAACATAAAATGACTGATACTCTATTCGCAAATAACCTAGACTACATTACTACCTCAAGAAGAGATAGGATTGTCGGTCTTAGGTTTCCATTGCCCACGGCTCCTGCGGATGGAGGTTTTTTCCCCAAAAGCTTTGATAAGGAAGTAGTCTACCAAAACTTAAGACAGCTTCTCCTTACTCAAAAAGGGGAACGGGTTATGTATCCAGACTACGGCACTAATCTAAAAGCAGCATTGTTCGAACCCTTAACGGGGTCGCTTCTTGAAGAGCTAAACAGAGATATTAGAAATGTTATCCAAGTATACGAACCTAGAGTTTTTGTAAAAGATTTAAAAGTTGTTCAAGGTCCTGAGTCTGACCCCAACAGCATTTACGTAGCCTTAAATGTGGGCTTCACTGCAACGCCCTATGAGGAAGAAGTTATTGACGTAGTAATAAGATAATGGCAAATTTAAATTATATTCCTCCCGCTGCTGCCGACCCTATCAGGTATAACGCTTCGGCTTTTGATGGCACTGTGCAGTCAGATTTTATGAGACTTGGTCAAATCCAAGAGCTAGCCAAATCTCAACTGATTGATTATTCGGTTGCGGACTTTGATGAATTCAAAGAAGCCTTGATGGATTATGTTAAGGCTGTATATCCTGATGATTACAATAACTTCGTACAATCAGACCTAGGTGTTGTTTTTATTGAATTGTTTGCCTACCTAGCTTCAGTGCTTTCTTTAAAAGCAGACTTCTTGGCTAATGAGTCTTATTTAAGCACTGTTAAGACTCCAGAAAACTTAAGAAAAGTTTTAGAACTAATTGGAGTAAAAATGAAAGGTCCGATAGCCAGTAAAGCTACGGCTCTTCTAACTCCAGAGAGTAGCGTATCTTTTGCCGGGGGTGATACATTAACTATACCTAGTAATCAAAGAACAGTAACGACCACTTCACAACGAGACAACACCCAACTAACCTATACTCTTTATAAAATAAACAAAGCTACGGGACTTATTGATGAAGCAACTACCGCCCAAACGGGAGACCTTCTTCTTGATTATAACAGCTATGGTGAGGGCTCTAACTTCACGGGTCTTGTGTTATTGGAGGGTACTTACAAAACTCTGCAAGGAACCTTCTCTACCGCGCAGTCTTCCAAGAGAATTAGAGTTCCTGACCCTTCGATTATCGAAGGAAGTATTTTTGTCTCGTCTGGAGATGAAGTATATTCTGAAATCCAAAGCCTTAGTCTAGCTTCAGGCAGCACTGACGCGGTCTTTGAGAAAATTTACAACGACGATTATTCTTGCAGCCTACTGTTTGGTGACGACATCAGAGGTAAGAGCCCTCAGAACGGTCAGGACTACACTGTAGTTTATAGAGTTGGTGGAGGTAACCGTGGAGATATTGTAGAAGGAGCTATAAGAACTCAGGTTAATGGATTGAAAAATGGAAGTTCGCCTGTAGAGTGTACAATTACAAATACAACAGTGGCTGCTGGTGGAGCAAATGCCGAAACTGTTGCTCACGCAAAGAAATATGCACCATACTTCTTCAGAACTCAGTATAGAGCTGTTACTGGAGAAGACTATACAGCTATTGCAAATAGCTATGCTGGAACTACAGGTCAAACGGGCAAAGCTCTAGCTGTTGCTCGTCAGTCTGGAGCAGGTGGAAACATGATTGATATTTATGTTTTAGCTAAAGCTACAGACACCCAACTGCAGAGAGCATCCTTGCCGTTTAAATCAGACTTACTAAATCATCTTAACAGCTATAAGATGCTTACTGATGAGTTGACGATTGTAGATGGTCTAGTGAGAACTGTTGATTTAGTAGCAACAGTCTTTGTAGATAGAAATAAGTTAGCGCTCCAAGAAAATGTAAAGGCGGGTGTGAGTAGAAGTATAACAGAATATCTGTCCTATGACAGCATGGATTTTGGTAAACCTTTAAGATTCCCAGAGCTGGCTAACTTTGTGATGAATAATCCGGACGTTAGATTTTTTAAAGTGACGAATTATGACGAAGATATTTTCGTAAACTTTAATGAAATCATACAGTTAAACAACTTTGAACTTAACTTTGAGTTTGTATAATGCCTTATCGCGGTAATGAAGATGTATTTAAGTACAACTATGTGGAGAAGATAACCAAGCTTCTTCCAGAGGTATACATTTCAGAAGAAAAAGGTGAAACAAAAGTTGAAGAGATAGCTTATAAATTATTAGGAAAGTATTTACTTGCTGCAAATGAGTGCGATACATTCTTTACTGTCTCTGGGTATGCTTTAAGTTCTATTAAACCTTTCTTTGTCCCTGAGAATAGACTTACAAGAGTAGATGCAAATACATTTACTGATGCTATCTTAGCTCCTTTAAATAAATCTTTTAATTCTTTTAAAAACCAAGATGATTTTAAGAATTATTTTTCGGGAACAATTCAGCCTAATATGGTTCTTAGCCATCTTTCAGACACCTTTGTGTCTGGGGTGTCTTCTAACCCTAATAATGATTACACAGTATCCGCCCAAGTTCACTCTGGGCTAGTTGATACGGTGGGCTTGCTGTACATGCTTAATACTTCGTCTAACGCAAATGCGACCACGGAGTTATCAGCAGTATTAGCAGACTATGTAACAAGCGCTTACTACTCTAATGGTGGCGAGTTTACCGAAGAGACTGCCGCAAATGTGCTTTTTGAATACATTTGGAAAAACAGAGATGCTGTTCCCGAGTTCGGAAGATACCTTCCCCCAGAGTTCGACAAACCTACTTCCTCTATATCAGGGGTTACCTTTGCTTCGGGCATCCAACAATTAGAAAGACTACAAACTTTACTATCTGTATGGCTAAACAAGGAAGACCAGGACTCTCCGTTTATTCGTAACTCTCTAGAAGCTCTTGAAGGGTCTTCTTTGATTTATTCTAAGTTCGATTCTTCTGGTCCTTTTACCAAGTTTATGAAAGCTGCTTCGTGGGCTTTTTACGACCTGGACATGATTGTTGAATCTATGCAGGACTTGTTTGATATTGAAAACTGTCCTCCTCAATTCTTAGACCACTTAGCTTCGGTTATTGGATGGAGATTCTTAGGCGATGATGTTTCTATGTGGAGAGGACAGCTGCGTAGAGCGGTTTACACTTACAAAGCAAAAGGAACAAGACAGGCTTTAGTAGATGCCATAAAGATTGTATTCCCAAAAGAGCTTAGTACGTTTGATGCTTCGTCAGATATAAGAGAGTGTTGGGAGTCGTACCTGCCCAATCTAATTTATTATACTCTTAAGACGGAATCTCCCACTTGCGTTGATTTTTCGTCTCTATCAACTTACCTACAAACCCAAGTAAATAATGTATCTGGTCTTACGATTAATATCGACCCCTATGACCATGACAAAAACATTAGGTTCTCTGTAGATGCTATCTTAGAATTCATCGAAAAGAACACAGGGTTTATGAGATTTAATCATAAATCTTTAGCAGATATTTCAAAGGGTGTTGGATTTGAAGCTAGACAAGGATATACACTAGCTGTACCTCCATTTGAGTATGATACGTTTTACAAGAACACGCGAATAACTAATGAAGTTCTTGTGTACCTAAGGAAAGCTCTAGAAGGAGATTGCCAAGAAAATGCTAGTTTTGGATTTAGAGTTCCTTCTTCGTTTGTAGATGCACTAGAAAACTATATCCTCAGCTCCACTACGCTAGGGACTGAATCCACTGCAGACTTCTTCTTTGGGGACAACAATGGTCTTAAGTTCTTCACATCCGGTAACTCAATTGCTCCTAACTTTTCTGCGGTTGTAGATGGTGGAACAAATCAAGAGATTTCAGTTCTAGATTATTGGAGCTCTAAGTCTTCTAACTTATACTTAGTTCTGCCCGAAGCTTCTCTTAACGGCACTGATAAATTAACTGCGTTTGATATTAGAGGAATCTCTGATGTTCTAAGAGAGTACACTCCACTACACACTCTTAGTAGAATTTACGGGGGAGTCGACCTTAGCGGTGACGGGTATACGCCAGAAGAACAAAACACAGACGCTGGCATGTGTATGGTTATAAAAGGACAGCTACAAGAAACTAATACTGTCGCCATGCAAAACAATATCGTGTCTTCTTGGGTGGGAACTCACGGCACGGGGGGATTAGCTAAACTCGTAAACAATCCGCTTCCCCCAACAACAACTATAGAAAATAGATACCTTCCGGGAACCTCCGGGAGAAACCTCTTAGATGAACCAGCTCTTAGGGGTGGTACATGTAGATGGAATGAACAGGACCCTGATGGGAATTACATAGTCTATGACCCAATAGACATAAACACAGATTTCCCAACCGCTGAAGAGTACCCTACTCTAAGTGAAGAACAAAGAAAAGGCGTTGCTATCTATGAAGCAGTTAGAAGATATGGCTCCTTTCAAAGTGAGTTCAAGACTGACGATGCGCCAAACTCAATAAAGTCTTTCGTGTCGGCAGGCGACGGCGCTGGAGCTTCCGGAGATGTTGGGCTTTATGCTAGTGCGTCGTTAACCCTCGGTGAAAATCTCGGTCCTAACACCAGGGGAAATGTTATTTTTATGGACCCGAGTAGATTTACTCCAGGTCAAAGATATAGAATCTCATTCTGGTATAGAGCGGCGACAGGAGATAAACGAGACAAGTCCATATCCTTTAATATTCAGCAAGCTGAACCCTTTGATTCAGAGGACATAGAAACTGTCAA